CTGGCTTGTATCCCATCTTTTCATATAAATGGCAAAGTTTGAGTTTTGGGGACTTTTTAGGTCAACTTGAATATTTCCACTTATTACTTAAAAGAAATTGCACCGGATTTGCCAAAATGGCTATCCAGTGCAATTTTCTGCCGGCTGGGCTGGTGGAATTCGAACACACGCATGACGGAGTCAAAGAGCGATTTTGGCCTTTTCTTAACTTTCCGAAACATGACATAAACGGTGTTATTAAGGCATTCTTTGAACTGCGTCATTCCCAAACACATCTTCTTTTTACTTGAACATTCGTAACTCACTTGAACATTTCTCGAACATTTGGGAGGCGGTAAACATGCATGAAAAGGAGTAGCCGGGCCTGTTCTGTCTGAATGAGCTTATCCACGTTCAACATGAGGTATAGGCGTGGTGTTCCATCTGGTATGGGGGTACCCCCGTGCAGACTTCTGGAGAGAGGGCAGCCTGTAACCGCGTCCCCTCATCACTTTACACCGCGGACCGTTTTCGCGTGGGACCCCTCCTTTTGACAAGTGTAAAACGCGCATTTTATTGCAGATATTTCTTGGTAGCTTTGTCAAAATCAGAAAGATATTCTTCATCTTGTCTTACCCTGAACTTTTTAAATTCGTCCTTTGCCAGCCGATCTGCCACCTCTCTTGAAACCTTTCCTGCATTATGTAATATTTCATATTCATTGAACTTTAAGAATGCATCCAGTCGATCTATCCAATCAGCCATTGACATAAGCTTATTTCGCTTTGCTTGGTTTTCAGCATAATCTAAATACATATTTACAATGTCATTTAAACTGGACATTTCTTCTTTGTTCAAATAATTCTTAGAGATAGTGAAATCTGGTTTTAAAATCTTCCCATCTGGTGCGTTTTTCCAAGTGGCTAGCCCCATGTGTTCATTATTGCTATCGGCACGTTCAGCGATCAGTTCCGGCGCTGTGTGACCACTCACCGCAAACAGTAATTTGTTCTGCACATTCTTGAAAAAGCTTCTTGTGATATCGCTATCTTTGTCGTAATCATAACTGCACTGGGCGTATATATCCGTTATTTTTTGATAGAATCTTCTTTCGCTTGCTCGAATTTCTTTAATCCTGGTAAGCAGTTCATCAAAATAATCTTTGCCGAAGGCACGTCCGTTTTTCAGCATATCATCATTAAGCACGAAGCCTTTTACTATATATTCTTTGAGGGTCTCTGTCGCCCATTTACGAAAAGCAGTTGCACTTTTAGAATTCACCCGGTAACCGACTGCAATAATAGCATCCAGATTATAATAATCCATCTGCCTTTTTACCTGCCTGTTGCCCTCTTGCTGAACTTGTTCAATTTTTGTACATGTTGAATCTCTTACAAGTTCTTCTTCTGCATAGATATTTGCCAGGTGACGAGTAATCGTTTGAGGCGTGACATCAAATAATTCTGCCATTGCCTTTTGTGTAAGCCAAAAAGTTTCATCGTGAAAGAAGACAAATACATTCACTTTGCCCTCATCTGTGGTGTATAACAAAATTTGGCTTTCTTGGATATTATCATATTCTTTCATTCGGGTTTCTCCTTATCCCACACCATAGTTTCATCGTATGGCCCGGTTCCAAATCCGTTAAACGATTCCCCCTGTACTTCGACATGGGAGCGTATTTTTTTCTTTCATTACTTCTATGATTCTCCCAGTATCTCAATATGGCGCCGGTACCGCTTCGGTATTGTGATCTCCACCAGATAGCCGAATTCTGCAAGGAAAGCGGAAATTGCTATAAAGCCGTCCTTGTAAAATGTGGTGATACGCCGAGTTTTGTCTGTAATTCCCTTAAAATCCGGCGCGCAGATGAATGTCCAGCTGGCGCTTTCCTTGTCAAAGATAATACGGAAATACTTGTCGATATCATTCTGGTTCAGGTCTGCTTTTGCCAGCAGTATATGATGCTCCACACTATCATCCAGGTGTGACACAAAGGCGTTCTCATTGTCGAAGAAGACGGCTTCATCGCAATAGGGCAATATCTTTATTAAATCCTGAAAGCGGCTCTGAAAACGGCGCTGCACATCCTGTGCGGGAATATCATGGCCCCCCTTAGCAACGCGGTTTTCTATTCTCTTGATACTTTCCTGCGCAGTATCCAGACCCACATAATACAGTCGGATCGTATAACCTCTTTCTTTGGCCCTCTGAATCGTTTTTTCGGTACGATAGCCTGAAAGGGTCCGTTTCCTGTGTGAATGATAAACCACGTTTTAATGCATCCTCCATGCGCTCTATTGCAGTTTTACCGCCTGCAATAGGACTTTTCATTTCTCCACTGATTTTGTCCACGTCGATGATAATTCCCAGATCGGAGCGTTCCGCTTTCAGAGCGCCGGTCAAACTGGATTTACCCGCACCGTTAACACCGGCTATGATTGTATAGCGTTTCATTTTTCATCCTCCACGTATTCAAGGATATCACCGGGCTGGCAGTGGAGCAATTTGCAAAGAGCAGAAATGTTTTCCCATGAAATGGAACGATTTTCTCTAATGTTTTGCAGTGTGGATTCAGCAAGAAGTTTATCTTTTCTTATGCGATAAGTCGAATATCCAGCAGCCTTTAATGCGGCAAGGACATCCATTTTATATCTAACTGGCATAAAATTCCCATCCCTTCATTTGATACACATATCTTACCATATGCATACACGGTTTACAAGTGTACAACGGTACCAAAAATAGCCACTGTTATTCGTGTATAAAGTCAGTAGACATACACGGTATACGCGTGTATGTCTACTTATTGTCTCTAGAGCAAAGCGTAGCGAAATCATGCGCTTTTCGTTCGATAACTGAATGTTATTCGGGGTCGTCGAGCCCGCATGCTGATTTTTTCCGCTCACAGTACCTTTTTTTGAATACGGCATTACAAATCTTTTCTTTCGGTTCTATCCATGATATAATGTGCCTGCACAATCAAAGGGCGGTTGGCGTCATCCTCTCGGAAGGGAGGTGATGCCTGTATGACGGTATTTGAAGCTATGACTTTAATGATCGCTTTTGCGGTCTTACTGATACATATTCTGAATTTCCGGAATACAAAGAAATAACCGCCCCACGGTAAGGTGAGAGGCGATTATTTCTATAAATAATTTCACTTGCCAACCGCTTAGCGATTGTGTGGAAGGGTCGGTGTTAGCGCACCGGCTCTTTCTTTGTGTCTATATTATACCATTCATACGCTCATAATGCAACTCTGTTCTTTATTCTTCTTTCTCGTCCTTCACTTCCGGCAGACCGCGGATCGATACCAGCAGAGACAGAATACCGGCGACCACCGAAGCGGATGCCACAACTGCCCAGTTGATTTCCGCAAGCAGCGCACTGGTCCCAATTGTGGCGGCTGCCGTTTCTGCGACTGTTTTGATTGCCCTGATAAGGGCTGCTTTGATCCATGTTTTTGTCATAAGTAGTTCCTCCAATTATTTTATTAAGATCGAGGGCTTTTACCCTCGTTCCTGTCGATTCGTTTATGTGCCTGTTTTGCAGATTCCTCCACGGCTGTAAGACGGGTAATCACCTCGGTATTTACCTTGCGTTGTTCTTTTTGCTCTGCTTTGATTTCATCGGTGTTAGCCCGGATATAGCCGATCTCGGTTAAAACCGTTGCGTCACTGCGCGCCGTGGTTTCCGTATCTGTTTTTTGATTCCTACGCATGGCCACGTAGCCAAATACGATAGCGCAAATGGTACCGGCCAGTGTGACCGTTGACATGATGGGCTGTAACAATTCCATCGTCATTCTCCTTAAAATAATTTGTATTTAGGCCGATCCTCGCCATACAAAAAGTACCTCAACCAGTCATCCAGACATATCCCAACACCAGACAGCAGCACCCAAAGCAGGCTGTAAAGCAAACATACCTGCCCCATGAAATTGCCCGGCAGGTGGGAGTAGTCCCAAACGCCCCAGCCCAGCCGGATATTGACGACATACCCGGCGATAAGCTCCACCAGTGTGATGACGCCGGCCGCAATCAGGCACTGCCATACAAAGCCCAGCTCCCACGGCAACACCTCGTTGATCAGGCCGATCAA